TCAACGAATAAGTTGCTTGCAATTGTTCAACGGTGTATTGATTATCTGAAATTGCTTGCAATGCCTTTTCGAATCGGTCGTTTGTGATTGCCGGCTTTCCTTTTGGCGCTGCTGCTGCCGTTTGTCCGTCGTCGTCAACCGCTTGCAAAGATAGCAATGATTGAAGCGTTCCGCGACGAAAGTAAGTGACCGCCGAAAGTATCTTTTGCGGATCGGTAATCATTGGCAAGCGCATCCAAGATTCAACCATTTCACCGGTTTCGATGTCAACGATTTGAGTCATGACAACATCGTCTTTAATTGGTTGTAAAAGAACAAGACCGTTGTCCCAAAGAACCGGTTCAACCGTTTCCAATAGCGCGTTGATGTCGGCATAATTCTTTTTAAAGTGTGGATTCGTTGCGTTCTTTGCAACCTTTCCAATTAATTGTTTTGCGGAATGTAATCGCGCATAAATGCCAATCGGTTTGATTGGTTTGGCCGGTGTTTTAACCGCCGTTTGTTTTGCATCCATAGTTTAAATTTAGTTTATTTTAACAAATATAATTAAAGTTTTTGTATTAATGACAATTAATCAAGATTTATTTCATTTTCTTGTAAAATTTCAAAGAACTTTTCGCGAATCCTTTCAACCATTTCAAACTGGTTTTCTTTAAGATCTTCGTATTTCCAAATCGTTCGAAGTTCATCTTTGATTTCGGTCAAAGCATGCCACATTTTATTTGATTTGACGGCGTTGTCAAATTCAAATTGATCGTCCGGTAAATTATATTCGATTGTTGCTTTCATATTTTAGTTTTAAGGTTGTAAGTTAATTATATTTTAGTGTTGTATTTCGCCAAATGTATTCTTTATTTTCAGTTTTGGCGAAATATGTCATTTCTTGTCAAGACAAAATTTGTCGAACCATTCAAGAAACGAATCGAAATCTTTGGCGATGAAATACGTTCCGCCGGATCGTTCAATCATTGCTTGATAATTCTTTTGCGCTTCGGACTGGCGATCCTTTCCGATCTTGACTTCAATCTTTACCGAACGGCCGTAAATGGTTGCCGAAATATCGGCGCTGCCAGGTGTTCCAGTTCCTTTCGTCCATTGTCCTTCGGTCATCGTGCCGTCGGTTCGTCGTGACCTTCGAAAGACACCCATTGTGTTGATTCGTTCCGCTTGGAATCCGTCGAAATTAAGAAAGTCACAAATACATTTCGTCAATCCGTTTGCCGTCTTGTCGGTGTACGCGGTTAATGGAATGATGTGACCAGGTGCGGACGGATATTTGTACGAAAGATATTTGAATTCAATCGCTTTCAATCTTGTTTTGGATTCTTTGTTCATGATATGTTTTTGTTTTAATTTTAATTTTAATTGTTGTTGCTTGTCAACTGATTTGCTAACTGGATGACCTTTAAATTCACTCCATTCATTTTTAAAGTTTCTTATTTCATTTTTATCTTGAATCCATTTTTGATCATAATAAAAACCTTCGTCCCTTATTTTATCAAAAATATAGTAATCATTATAAATTCTTAAAACATCGGGATTGAAGCTTCGATATTGACTTTCTTTTTGTTTTGCTATAATTTCATTATAATCGGCAACAAATTCATTCCAATTTTTTTCAATGTCTCTCATGATAATTGATTGTTAAGAACAACAAAGGTGTCGCATTTATATTCGAAGCTTCGATTCTTTTCGCCTTTCAATCTTAATTGGCGAATCTTTTTGAATCGTTCCTTTGAAACATAACCTTTTATAAATGCCGTTGAATGATTTGAATCAACATCAACGAATAAATAATAGTCGCATTCTTGTTCCGCGTTAAACAATGAAACATTGCATTCGTAATGGTCTTTTGGCGGTGTATTGCATTCCATTGTTTTGACTTCAATTTTAGATCCGTCAATCAACAAATCGAAATTGAAATCGCCTGAATGGATGACAAGCTTGTCTTGTCCTTCGTAATAATCAAAGGCGACAATTTCGCCAATCGCGCCGGTCAAATTGCCTTCGCCTTCTTTGATTGAATTTTTCAATGTGTTAAACGAATACAAATTTTTTGCTCGTTCGATTTGTCCTGGTGTAATTTCTATTTTTATCATTTTTATTATTTTACTTGTTTATTAATTTCGTCCCAAATATCGCCTTCATTTGTGACCGAATCTTCGTCAATTAATTCAAAGAACCGTCCGCCATGATCACGTTCTTTTCTTAAATCTAATTTTTTATATTTTGCATATTCCGAAATCCATTTCAAATAACGACGCGATTCAAGTTCTTTCCAACCGTTTGTTTCTTGTTGGAACAATTGGATTGACGCGTTGTTGTAATGGCGAACATTTGATTCGATGTGGCCGTCGTTTACGAAGTCAAAGAAGTCTTTCGATGTCGCCTGGATAAATCGTTTCGAATCGGCGTTGATTGAAATCGATTGTTTCAATCCATACTTCAAGAACATTTGAAGATTCCGGATCATGTAATTGTCGAATCTTGACCAATCTTCAACCGACCAAGAATCAAACAACAAACGGCCGTATAATTCGAGCGGTGATTTTTTAGCATTAAAGTATTGAAAGAATTCCAATTCGTGGCGTCTTCGGTCGTGACTTGATCCAGCGCCGGCAATAACATAATTCGTTGTGATTATAATTTTCGGTGACCTTTCAAATGGAATAAAGATTTCATCTTTGTTTTTTCGGTTGACGGTTATTCCTTCCGATATCAAAGAAAACAATTGTTCGAAATCAAAATTCTTTTTAACGTCGTCGAACGCCAAAACTTGCGTGTCTAAATTCACGCGCTGATAAACGAAGTCACCTTTCGAATTGAAAGCTTTGCCGTCAATCTTTACAATTTTACGGATATAAGACAAGGCCGTCAACATTAAAGATTTTCCCGAACCTCCGTTTGCGTTGTCGTCGATTTCTTGGTCATTAAAAATAATTGCCTTTTGATCGGTCTTATCTTTGAACGTGTGCAATAAATAACCAAGCGTTGATTCAAGCGCCGTTATTCGTTCCGGATTTTCGGCCGATACCTTTGAAATCAAATCTTGAAAGTCATTCTTGAATTCATCAACTGGAATAAAGTCACGATCCAAAATTTGATTTTCCCAAATATATCCTTCTACGTCAATATAAGATTGAAGAACGACGGAATTCTTTGTCACCTTTGCGACGCCATTTCGAAACGGAATCAATGAAACATCTTTCGTGTCTTGCAGCATCTTCAATCCAATCGAATCAATCATGTTTAAATGATTCTCGTTGAATAAGTAAACTGATTTCGAACAATAGTTCCAAACTTTTATTTCACCGCGTGACATCAAGAATTGAAGAACGAAGTCTTTTATTTGATCGGCCGATGAAAGACGAACTTTATTTTCTTGAACTCGGACAAATGTTGGTTTTTCAGCATTTTCCGGATAATATTTATTAAATCCATTCTTGACCAAAAATTCAGCATATTTCAACGGTTCGATTGTTATTGATTCACCGGTCTTTTTTTGTTCAATTATCCAAAAGATATCCTCCGAAGTTGAAAGATCCGTTTTAATATCGTCGATGACATCTTCGTCAACGTTTAATTGCTTTTTAATGTCGCGCAAATTTACGCCTTGTTTCAATTTCAATTTAACTTTTTGAACCAAATCGACATTCTCAAAATACTTGATTCCTGGCGAAGCTTTTTTGTACGCGCTTTTTATTGTCAAGATTAATTCGGACAAACTAAATGATTCGGATATAAAATTCGCCTTCAAATAATATTCGGCCGTATCTTTTGAAATATTGTATTCACAAAAGCAAGCGGCCACCTTAAAAATATAAGCGTTTCTTGATCCTTCGATAAATGAACAACCGAAATCGAATTTCATTATCCGGTCAATTATCTTGTCTTCGTCGGTCAAGATACATGTTGGCGCTTTTTCCGTAAAGTCGAATCCTTTTTCTTGTTCGATGTCGGTGAATTCTTGACAAAATTCGTTAATGTAAGCTTCCGGATCAAATGATTCAAAACAAACTCGCGAAACGTTGCATGAAGTCTTATCAAAGTAATCACTTTGTATATACTTTTCAAACGCTTGGAATCTTCTTTTGTGTTCGTCCTTTGTTGATTTTGGTATCTTAATAACGACCTTCAATCCTTTTCCACCTGGCGAAGTGAATACCAAATAAAC